GCGCCTAGAGTCGCTGATGACGTAAAGAGTGCCATCTTAAACGTGTCAGAATCCATACCGTGATAACCTTTCAGGAGATCACGTTTGAACGATGAACACATTGCAGTTGTAATAGCCATTAGTTTTTAATCTCCCTGACCATGTAATCTAAGTTTGAATTCAAGCCACGAGTGATGTACTTATGTACTACTCGTTTTACATTCTCTCTAAATAAATGCGCCTGTTGCCGTAAAGGTTCGGGTGCAGTATCACTAATGTTAATAATTTCATTAGCGGCCATATCTGCGAGTTGTTCTGGAGATAAGGGTCCGTTGGAGGATGTATAAACTTTAAAATCCATCATATAGAGAAATTCAGGGGGCCGAAGCCCCCGTCCTTAGTGTTGCTTACGCTAGCTGATCACGATCAACTTCGTCAGCACCTGCTGTCGCTTCGTTTACGTCAACAACGATTGCCCATACACGAGCAGTCACTGTAGCCGCAGGAGAAGCTGTAGCTGTACCAGTTACGTCAATTGTGTCGGCAGTTGCTACGATACCCTGAGTTTGAGTACCGAAAGCAAAGTCACCTGCAGAACCACTGTCAACAGCGGTAGCCGCCATGAAAGTAGTTGTGCCATCAGTAACTGTAACGTCATAGTCAGCAGAGTCCATAGCGTCGATTAGCTCAACACCTGCAGCCAATACGAGAGTACCCGCACCAACTGATGGACCTGTTACTGTGCCAGTTGAAGTTGGAAGCTCAACTTCCTTCTCAACCATTACTGCTTTTGCAAGCAAAGATGTAGATTTAGCCATTAGTATTATCTCCCTTATACGCCAGCGGCTGTTACATAACGAGCCGTTGTAATCGCTTCAGGACGAAGAATCTTACGGCCATACAGGTTCATACCACGGACGATGTCTGCGAATGAATCTGGGTCACGGTAAGTTTCAGTCTTAGAGATCTGCTGTGCAGTTGCAATAGCTGAATCATGACCTGCTACAACAACACCGAAACTTGCAGATTGCAAAGTTGATGATGAAATTGCAGGACCAGAGCCTACTGAAGGCAGGTTGTTAGAAACATAGACACGGAAGCCGTGCAAGTTGTTAACAGCCAAGCCATTGCGAAGACCGCCAGACTCACCGAAGTCTGCATTGAACAGACGTGAATCTTCATCACGGAGAAGCTCCATGAAGACTGGATCAATGACCAACCAACGGCCATTTGTATCAACGAACTGCTGGTCAAGGAGACGAGCCATACGGTTGATCAAACGGAGTGGTGATACATCGTCGTCTGTAGTTGCTTGCAATCCAGGAAGACGTGGCTTCAGAGGAATAGCTTCACCGGCTACAGCGGCACCACCATCATCTAGACCGAAGTCAGTAGCGTCAAGCTTCATAGAAGCCAAAAGCTCGTCAGTACCTGCTGTGTCAACTGCAACTGAACCAGAAACGGTATCGTTAACAGTATCCGCTACAGCGTTAACTGAAGACTGCTTGTATCCTGAAATGTAACCCAAGACTTCAGCGTCAAACTGGTCACGGAGGCGATAACCGGCACGGTCAGTAGCCATATCCATGAAGTTAACGTGTGAATGCGCATCTTCAATGTCATCCATCTTGAATGCGAAGTAGTGTGCTTGGTCTACAACAAGAGTGAAATCTTCGTCGTCGATATCCTGCGCAGTAATTTGAGTACCACGTGAATATTCTTTAACTGTGATTTCTGGCTCTTTGACGATCTTTACTGAGTCACCAAAGTTAGCAATCTCACCAAAATAGTCAGAGTTTGTGATATCTTCTACAATAGAAGACTTACGGAAGGCTTTTTGGACCTTCTGGGAATAAATTACAGGTGAGAAATTACCGTTAGGTAAGTTTCCATATCCTGCAGCTGAACGAAATGCCATGATAAGTTCTCCTCATAGTCAGGCATAATTTACATACTAGATTACGACTGACCGTGTTAGAGGCTTGTCACACTGTGGGTGTCTGGGTTGACATGCTCGGCCAAAAGCATTACAATCAAAGGCCACGGTTACAAGGTATTCTTATACGGTTAGTAATCTTTATTCTCTAGATAAGAGACAGGTTGTCCATAAGGGGCTGTCTCATACCTAGTAAATATACATCTGGTTTTAGCGATAATTAACTTTATGTCAAGCCTTTTATCGTGCCGCACCCGACATATCATAAACAAATTTGCCACTTTGCATTGCCTTAAGAATTTCTTCTTCGTACTGTTCGTACTCATATGCTCGTAAAGAGGCAACTTTGCTTTCACTCCATTCCGCATTTGGCGATGCAGATGGAGAATTCTTACCAGTCTTCTTAACG